GACGGCGCGCTTCGCGAGGTCTACCCTAGATCCGACAGCGACGGAAACCTCGCCGCCTGCCATGCTGGGTTGAAGGAACTTCACCATTCGTCACTTCCGCGCCTCGATCCAGTCGGGATCCCGGCTCTGCTCGACCCAGATACCCTCGTTGCTGTCCTGCTGCTTCGCCTGCCCGATCTCCATCCTTGCGTCGCGCTGCACCCGATCCTTGACATCGGCGCTGCCGGTGAGCGGCATGACGATCATGGACGCGATCCGCCAGCTGAGCGCAAGCACGAAATGCGGCGACCACTCGCTCGGGCTCGTGATCTTCGCCGAGTACATGAACTCGGGCTCGCTCTCGTTCGACACAATGACCTTGGTACTGGCGCCGCCCACGGTCGCGCGCAGAACATTGAACGGGATGGGCGGCCGGTTCGGACCCATCGGATCCTCGATCCTCCACACCTTCAGGCCGTCGGTCGGGTACGGGAACATGTAAGCCCAGTGCGAGGGAACCGCACCAGACAGGCGGGCCGGGCTATAGAAGGCCTTGCAGAAGGTCCACGGGTGCTCTGCAAGCATGGCGTCCCGGGCGTTCTCGAACACGAGGTTGACCTGCTCAGCCTCGGGCGTGGCCTCGGTCAGCGACGTAATGTCGAACCGATCCCCGATGTGCTGGAGGGCCAGCTTCGCAACCTGAACTTCCGAGACGCTCATGCTTCAGGCTCCTCTCAGGCGGTGCGAACTGCCTTGCGGCGGCTCGGCCGTTTGCTGGTACCCGTCGTGCGCTCCTGCGCGCTCTGAGCCTTGGTCTCCTTGCCGCGCCCGGCGATCTGCTCGGCGGTCTCGTCGACCAGCTCGCTCGCCGTGGGCGTGACGGCCTTGGGCGGCTCTTCGTTGTGCTCCGCCGCCTCCTCCAGCTCGGCTTCCCAAGCCTCGTCGTCGAGGATCTTGGCGCTCTGCGGCAGGTGCTTGTAGCGGGTGATCTCCTTCTCGCCGATCTGGCGCGGCGGTTTGGACGTGCGGTCCATGACCGGAACCTTGATGGTCTCCGTCTCGCTGAACATGTCGGGCAGGCGATAGACCTGACCGGCGTCCTTGCCGCGGCCGAGGCGGCCGTAAGCGGGATGATACCAGCCGTTGTTGTCGAAACGAACCCTGATAGCCATTGGTCTCTTCCTTGTACTTTAGTCGGGAAAAGTACAACCCGGCGAACCGGGTTGTACCTAAGTCAGAGGATCAGTTCTGAGCGTCGGCGTATGCACGCCAGTAGCTCGGATCCTTGGTCAGGAAGGCGTTGATCGCGCCTTGCGTCACCGTGGTCGTCGCGATGGTCGCGAGGATCCCGAGGTAGCGCTCGTACGCACGGGACGCCCCCGTCGGCAGCGCGCCGACGAAGATGACCCCGCCCTCCTTGAGCTGGGCGTCGTTGGCGTCGGTGCCGTCCGTCACGAAGGTGCCGGTGTCGAATCCTGAGGGGTCGCGCCGAGATCGATGACGTCGCCGATGAGGGCCGTACCAGCCGAAGCTGCCACGCTCTCCGCGTCGGCGAACTCGAGCAGTTCATCCATGATCATGGTGTGGTTCTCCTTTCTCTAGCCAGCGATCAGGTGACGCGGGCTTCGTTGATGGACAGAGCGTCGCACCGACGGATCGGATAGCCACCCCACGAGGTCTGCCACGTACCGCCGACGTTCTCGGTCGTCAGTGTCGAGTTGCTGACGGCGTTGGCAGTCTGGCGGCGGAGGAAGGACAGGACGTCCTTGTCCATGTACCAGACACAGCGGCCCATCGACGCGTTCGGGATCTGGGTCAGCGCCTGATGCATCAGGTCGTTGAGATCCGCGCCCGTCGAGATATCGACCGTCAGGAGCGAGCGGTCGATGTTGCAGATCCGCACGACGTAACGCCAGTCACGAACCGAGAGGCCCGCGTCCCAGCGATAGTGCGTCCGGTAGATCCGCATGCGGCCCGTATTGGATCCGTTCGAGGCGTCCTCGAGGACATCCTCGCCGAGATCTTCACGCTGCAGACCGGCCTTGGACCCTTTCGGGATGATGCCGTGGCACGTCATGGTGCTCCAGCAGATCAGCCAGATGCTGGCGTTGTCGGAGCCGCTCCCTTGAGCATCGATGATGTTGTCGGCGTTTTCGGCCGACAGGTCTGCGAACCGCGGAGCGAAGCCGGTGAACTCTTCCGGGGCGGTCGTCTCGTCGCCGTAGAAGAGGGTGTCGGCCATCTCTTGGTTCATACCCTCGATATGGGGGCGGTCCTCCTGCAGCCGGAAAGCTGCCGGGTTCGAGGCCATGTCGACGAGAGCCTTGTCGACTTCCGCCATGTCCTCGAGCATGCCGGTCGTATCGGTGACCTGCACGGCGCGGCTCTTCGTCGGCTGGATGCCGCCGTACAGCTTACGCCAAGTGGGAGACGGCAGGCCGGAGCGGATCGAAGTCCGGTGGCCAGTCGTCATGTTGCCCTCGATCCAAGTCATGTCGAGGAGGATCTCGTTGGTCTCGTTCAGGATTTCGACCACGTCGGCGATGGAGCCGTCGGGGTCGGTCACCTTCGCGAGATCAGCGAGGGTCGGGTTATTTGCGCTCAGCGTGGCCATCTAGCCCTCCGTGTTCATGCGCTCTTCTGGTACATCGAGGGGTACAGGCGCTTGAGGCGTGCTTCCTCGTCGTTGCCTGCGGGTGGTCCATCATCGCCTGCGACGAAGCTGGGATCACCCATTGCCTTCCCGATGCGGTTCAGGAAGCGGAGCATTGCTGGATGGTTGCCGATTGCCAGACCTTCGGGGTTGTCCTCGCCGGGGGATTTTAGAAGCGCCTTGAGATCCGCGTCGCCGAACTTGTTGACCGCCGCCATGGCCGTCTTCACGTTCGCCTCGTAGTTCTCGCCTCCGAACTCCTTGTCGGCCCGAGCGGCAGCACGCCACCCGTTGACCCTCTCGTTCCAACCGTCGACAGCTTCCTGCTGCGCCGCTTGGTTACGCTCCATGTCGTACTTGACCAACGCCTCGAACTGCTTCTGGGACAGGCCCATTTCTTTCGCAGCGCCCTTGAAGTTCTCAAAGGCCTCTTCGTCGATCTGTACGCCTTCAGGGGCGTCGAAGGTGTACTCGTCTGGCACTCCCTTCTCGTCGGTGTCGTCGTCACCCGACAGCACGTCACCGTCTGAACCGGACTTTGCCGTATCATCTCCTGTGCTGTCAAGCACGTCGTCGCCGGTCTTGGTCGTGTCCTGTGCGTCATCGCTCAGAACGTCGCCAGTGTCGACGGTGTCGTTGCCGCCCGTGCCCGGGTCGGTGTTCTGATGCTCTTCCTCAGCCATCTCAATCTCCGTGGTTTTCAGACATCATCTGCATCCAGCGCTCGAAGTGCTTCGCGCGGATCTCTTCCAGCAGGTTCTCACCTACCATTCGTGCGCCCTCGTTCAGGCCCGTCGCTCCGACGTCACCCGGTACGAGGACAGGCTGCCTCACGTGGCAGCGGTAGCCGTGGATCAGGTCATAGATCCAACGGCGGCCCCGGGGTGTGGACAGGATCCACTCGAGATCCCGCTCCCGATCGGCGTTGCTGTCGCGCACCGCCTCGATCTGGTCGGCGTCCTCCGCATTCGTGACCACCTTACGCTTCGGAAGGTGGGTGCGGGCGGGCTTCCTGTCCTGCTTCTCAGACAACGCTCTGCCCTCTCTGCAGCAGCTCCGTCAGGGCGTTGGGCGTCTGGGTGTCGGCCTCGCTGAGGAGCTTGGCGGCCTGAGCACCTTGGTTCGCCTGCTCCATGGCCTGCTGCTGCGCCATCTGCTGCGCCCGCTCGGCGCGGATCCGGTCACGTTCAGACGCCTCGCGGATGACCTTGGGCGAGTTGCCGAGGATGTCGGCGTACTCGCGGATCGCCTCGTCGGTATCGATGTTGTCGAGTACGTCGGGCGCGATCCCGGCAAGGTTGCCTGCGAAGCTCAACGTCCGTTCCATGGCAGCGGCGGCAACCGCTTCCTGTGCCTGAGCGAGTAGGCTCACGTACTTGATGTTGATCTCGACCTCGCGCAGCTCGTCGGGCGGCTCGGGCAGAAGGCCCGCCTCGAAGGCGACGAGGAATGCGTCCTCGATCATCGGGTCGAGGAACTCGCTGTTCAGGCGCTGGAGTACCGGACCCAGCAGAACCAGTTTCTCCTCATGGCGTTCGGCTACCTCGGTTGCCGTCATCTGGCGCCTGTCGGAGTTGATCATCATCGCGAACAGGTCGGCGTAGAAGCCGCGCTGGATCCGCTCCTGCGTCTGCTGGATATCCAGCATCAGCTCTTGGATCCGCGGCTGTACGGTGTACATCGGCTCGATCCCGGCCTGCCCGTTGACCGGGTCGACGTAGGTGATGCCGCCCGGCATGGCGCTGGCCTCGCGACCCTTCAGGTTCGACGTCGCCCTGAGCGGCGGGTTGACCATCTTGTCGATCGCCTGCGCCTTGCGCCTCTGCTGGTGCTGCAGCTGCTTGACGTCGCCGAGATGCTCCATGCCCGGGCCGTAGCCGTAGACGTCGCCGCCCAGTACGTCCCACCGGGGCGCGTAGATCGGCAGCCGGTTGTAGCCATCCTCGCGCAGGACGCGGTCGTCGTCGGCGCCCTTCTCGAAGTAGAGGTCGGCATACGGGCGGTTGAGCCCGTCCATCCTGCGCAGGTCGCGCTCCTCGGTGCGCCGGGGCTGGATCATGTGGATGACGGGGATCCGCTCGTCATAGTTGGAGCGGTCCCACAGCGTCTTGACCGCCTTGGTCGCGCGGTCCCACTTCAGCTCCTGAGACGCCCGGTCCCAGACGAACTGCTCGACGATCTGGCTCACCGACATGGTGAAGTCCCGGCCCAGCGTGTCGACCTGACCGAAGTCGTTCTCGGCGATGACGTACTCGCCCGCGGTCATGGCCCGGTAGTGAACGTGTCGTTGCGGGTGCGGCCGCTTCAGGATAGCGCCGGTGCCGAAGGCGCCCAGCTCGAAGTAGAGGCTGGACGCCGTGTTGTAGAAGTTCGAGCTGGACAGGATGTTGCGGACAACGCGTTCGGCCTCGCCGAGGTACTGTCGCACGCCGCTGTTCTGCAGCATCTCCGGGTCTTCGGGCATGAACCGGAACCACGGACGGGCCGGGCTGGTGAGGCCCGACATCATGCCAGCAGCCAGCGTCCGAAGAGCCTGACCGCCGCTGTTGTCGAGGATCTTGGTGTTCCTCTTGCGGCCCTTCGTCGACTGCCCCTCCTGCAGGTAACGGCCACGTCGGGGCAGCAGGTAGTCGGTGATCTCCATCCACTGGCTGCGGAAGCTGGAGCGGTCGCTCTCCAGCTTCAGGAAGCGCTTGTAGGCGGCGCCGCGCTTGCCGCTGCCTGCCATGCCGATGAGGTTTTCAGGGGTCACGAGGACCATGTCAGCTGCCTCCGCCTAGGGTCTTGAGGGCACGCTGGACGCTGCCTTGAACGGGGATACCGCCGCCTCCGCCCTTGTTCGTGATGTGGGCAGGGCTGCGGGGTTTCTGCGTACCGCGCCGGGCTGCGATCGCCTGCTTGGCGTCGATCATCTTCGGCGGCTCCGGTACGTCGATGTCGCCTCCTCCGCCCATCCCGGGCAGCGTCATGTCGACCATATCAGAGAACCTCCTCGCCTTTCGTCCACGCCGTACAGGCGACGTCGTCCACCGACGCCGGTCATGCCCGGCAAGGGTGTCGGCATCGGTAGGCTGCGTATGCTGAAGTTCTCGTTGCGGCCGAAGCTGCGGGACACGCCGGTGACGTTGATCGGCCGGAAGTCCTCGATCCGGGTATTACCCATGCGCAGGTTGCTCAGGGCCTCGTTGGCCCGGCCCATCCGCGAAGACTGCTTCGGCCCCTTCAGACCGTCGTCTTTGAACCTGCTTGCGCGTCTGCCACCGGAATACACGCCGGTGACGGTGTAGCCCGGAGGTGCGCTGCCGTACCTGCCGCGGGAACGACCTGTCGCGCTGCCCCAACCGCCGGAAAGCATCGCGCCGGGCAGGGTCAGATCGAGGCGGGAGAGAAACCGGGCGATGGCTCTGAGCATGCCTGCATCCTCCTGATGTCCCGCCACAGCTGGTGCGGGGTAAGGGCCCAGCTGCGCATGCCGACCACTTGCTTGGTCAGGCCGACGCAGTTGTTGAGCATCATCGGGAGGAGCTGCCTCTTCTCAGGTCGATACGGGACGCGCTCGACCTCCAGCCCCTGTGCTTCGAAGTGGAGCGCCAGCTCGTCTGGCGATCCGTCGCCTGCGCGCTGGGTGCAGCAGCGGGGCAAGCCAGTGGCCCATGTCGTCCGTGAAGACGACAAGAGCCTCTGGCTCGAAATGCAGGATGTCGTCGACGCCCTCGTTCATGTGCGCAAACTAACCGAGAACCTGATCCACGTCCACAGGGTTGCGTATCCGCGCAGAACCACCCGGGATCCCGCGTTGCGCCGCCTCCTTCTTGGCGATCGTCATGATCTGCCGACCGCGCAGGATCTGCTCCCGGCGACGCTGCTGGCGGGTCATGCGGTAACCGCTCGGGATCGTGGCGTTGGCCTTGCGCTTGGCGGCCAGACGTTGACGTGCACGCACCGCGCCGTCGCCGATCGTCTTCTCGGACTTGGTGCCGAGCATGAGCCTCGAGAAGAGCTTGTCGAGGCTGTCTATCGCCCGCTGGGTGATCTTGGGTTCGACCGGCAAGTTCTTGTTGACGTCCACCATCCTGTTCTCCTATCGTCGTGGTCGAACAGTCCCTCATCCTGTTCACTCGTCCATCAGGCAGCGGCTCGAGCTTCGGCTCGGGCCGCTCGCTTTAGAAGGGGTCGTACTCCGCCTTGGCCTTGTTCGCTACCCCCTTGTAGCCCGGCCGGTTCGGGTAGACCGGCAGCGCGAACGTGAGCGCCAGAGCATCCGCCAGATCGGGAGACGCAAGGCCCCGCCTCTTCGCATCCTCCTTCTTTTCAAGCTGCAGCTCCATCTTGCTGTTGAACCCGTACTCGAGGCTGGTCAGGTCGGTGCGCAGATCCTCGGAGTAGGGCAGGCGGATCCCCTTGGCGAGGTGCTGCTTCATCCGGCCCCACATCTGGGCGCGCATGTTGGCGTAACCCTTCTCGGTCGCCCGCTCGCCGAAGTTAACCTCGATGACGTCGACACCCAGCTGACGCAACCGGTCGACCACGCCCCCGCCGACGCCGCCCCCGTCGACGAAGAATGCGTCGGGCTTCAGGTCGTTGGCGATCTGGGCGCACCGGGCAGCCAGCTGCATGGTGTCGATCTTCTGCCAGATCCAGTGCCCGGGCGTGCGCTCATCGGCGCCCTCGATCGTGGCGTCGCGGCCCTGCCTGCACCACAAGACGGATTGGTCGTCGCCGAACCGGGCGACGTCGAGGCCTAGGATCAGCGGGTCGTGAGGGTAGACGTCCATGTCGATCTCGACGTTGTCCTCGTAGAGCGACATGGGGATGAGCTGAAGCGAACCCTGATCAGGGAACAGACCACGGACCCGGACCTTGAAGAAGTCGCTGTCCTCGCCGTAGTCCTCGAGCCACTGATCGAACAGCTCCTTGTTCGTGCCTTCCACATCGCGACTGTCGATCTCCCTGCGGATGTAGCGGTTGCGGAACCGGCCGCGCTGGTTCTGGTAGAAGCGACCGCTGTTCCGGGTCGGGTTGCCGAAGTCGAACGTCATGGGTTCGCCGTCGGTGAGGCCGCCCTCCCGAACCTCGAAGATCTTGTCGGGCACGGCCGACGCCTCGTCGAAGATGTAGAACGACGTCGAGTTGGCCACGTGCTGGCCTGCGAAGGCCTCGGAGTTTTCCTCCCGGCAGGTCTGACCATCGACGCGCCACGTGTCCGGGTAGTCCTTGTTGAAGTAGTTCAGGTTCCCGGCCGAGGTGTTGATGCCCCACCAGTGCCGGGTAATGCCCATGGCGTGCCACTTGGCCAGCTCGCCCCACGTCTTGGTCTTCAGCTGGGTGGCGGTGTTCGCCGTCACGGTGCCCTTGGCGAACGGTCGGGTGTCCATGATCCAGCGCACGATCCACGATACGAGCGCGGACTTGCCGATGCCGTGCCCGGACGCCGTCGAGAACTGGATCGGGGGCACGGCGTTGACGCCGTCGAAGGCCCGCTTCCTGACCTCCTCGCCCAGCTGCTCGAGGAAGTCCCGCTGCCAGTCGCGAGGGCCGGAGAAGCCCCGCAGCTCGCCGCTGCCCCACGGGTAGCTGAAGATCACATGGCCCAGAGGATCGTCGTAGAACTGCCCGATCTCCTTGGCCAGCTCGAGGTTGGCCTGCTGGACGACGCTGGTGCCCGGGATCACAACGCGCTCCACAATGCCGGCACGTTCGGCGGCTCCCAGCCGACCTGTGCGGTATGTGACTGAAGGCAGCGATAGGTGGTGCCCTCGTATGTCACTTCGTCATCGACCGCGTAGGTGGTGCCAGCGGTCCACTCATTGCTCGGTTCTGCGACCGTTTCACGCCAACCGCCGGGGAACTGCGTCGGAGACCATACGTTGAAGTCGATCAGGCTCTCGTAGGTCACGCCACCGAACTCTTGCTGACGCCAAGAAGCCCGCCCCAGATCGGCAGGTCATTGGCTTGCAGGTAGTCATAAACATCTTCGGGGTTGAGGATCACGATGCCCTCGCCGCCGACCCCTGAGAAGCTCTCCAAGACCGCTGTGGCCGTGCTTGTCTCCACCCATGTCTTGAGGGGTGCAGGGATGCTGTCGAGGCTCAGGCGTCCGTAGAAGCCGGCGAGAAAGCCTGTGGTCGAAGGCACTTTGCCATCGGGGTGGTTCCACCAGTGGAACTGCACACCGGGAGCCATGCGCCAGTCCGAGTAGCCGGTGATAGTTTCCTCAAGCGTCTCTGGGTCTGTCGTGGTGTAGGTGTCGCGAACCATGAGGCCACGGGCCTTGAGCCAGTCCTCAATGGCAAGTTTAGTGCCTGATTGGATTAGAAGATCAATGCTCATGAGGTCACGTCCTCTAGGCCAGTGTCGCCCACGTCTCCGGCAAATACCCTTATAGCTTCGATGGTGCCGTTAAATGTGGTGCCGATTTGGAAGTTTGCCACAGACAAGTTAGCCAGTGCCGTGGGTGTGGTATTGGCTGTCAGGGCTGTGCCGTCCGTCGCGCCGTTGATGAAAGTGGAGCCGTGGCGACCTGCGATGGAGAAAGGCAC